GCCATCCGTGCCAGAACCAAAAAACGAAATGCCTTTAACGCGATTTCGTCCAAGAACAAAAAAACCACTTTGGTTTAAATGCCCTTGCTTAACGTCTGTTTGCATCATAATCAATCTCCTTTAAAAACGGGGCCGAAGCCCCTTGGGTTGATTAGGAATCTGCAAATGGTGTAGCAACAGTGCCGGAACCAATAACGTTTCCAGTCACCATGTACTTGTCAGCAGCAATTGCCACGATTTGAATCCATGTGCCTGCAACGCCGCCGGTAGTTGTACCGTTTAAGTTGATGAAGTCATTGGAAGAACCGTTGGCAGAGAAGGCAACCACAGCACCAGAGGTGTCTGAGTCAATAGACATTACAGCGCCAACGTACAAATCGCTGGAACCAGAAGTTGTACCAATTTTCAAAGAGCTTGTGGAGATGGTAGTAGGAACCCAGATTGTGTAAACAACGCCTTCGTTGTTAGCTGTGCTTGGGTCTTGACCGGGGCCAGATGTAACAGAGTTAGTTGAAACGTTGATAGCTGGCAAAGTCAAAGTGACTGCCGCTGCCAAAGAACCACCAACAGCGATGATACGACCGCCGTGAGCTTCTGGGCTTAATGTTGTGCTTGTTGTGATGTCAACGATAGACGCTGGGCCTTGTTGATAAATGCCGCCCAATGAACGAACTGGGCCTTGAAACGTAGTACGTGCCATGATGTATTCCTTACATACAAGTTAAGTGCATCAGTCTGTATGTCGTCAGCCGGGACTGTCTAATGCACCGGATAAGCCCGGATTAATGTATTTATACCACTACGTTTAAACTAATGCAACAAAAAAGGGAGCCGAAGCTCCCCTTTTTTTTGATGCCTATTAAGCGCCGGGTGAACCGAACACGCCCAAAGGATCTGACACGCCGAAGCTGTAACGCTCACGAGCTTTGTAACGAACGTTACCTGTGTCAAAGTCACCGTCCATGCCTGTAGACATGGGGGTACGCACGAAGTGCTTCAAGCCGTTAGGCACATCTGTACACAGGAACCAAGCGTTGGTATCTGTCAGATAGTGATTAACGGTGTAGCCTTCAGGGATTGAGCCGTTGTTCTTCAATGCGTTGATGTCATTGTCGGCTGTAGAAACACGGAGTTCGGTTTCCAACAAACGAGTAGCAACGAACATCAAAGAAGGAGGAACAATCAACTTACGTGGCTTTGCAGCGATCAGCAAGCTACGCTCATCTGTCCAAGCAGCGATCTGAATAACAGCGTTTTCCAACGATGTTTCATTCAAGTCGGCAGCGGTAGATGGTGTATTGCTGTTAACGCCACCAGAAACCAAGGGGTGTGATGTTGAGAACAAAACTTGACCGTCACCATAAGTGGGGCCACCGGAAAAACCGTTGTTCAAGATCGCAGCAGCCTTGACCTGCTTGGTGTAAGCCATACCACGGGCCAAAGCCTTGGTATAACGTGAAGACAAAGAGTCATACAAGTTATCTTCCACAGCTTCCTCTGTGATGGAGAAGCCCATCGCAATGGTTTCGTGGGTGTAACGTGCAGTCCATGCTTCTTGTGCATTGTCATAAGCGATGGCAGAACCCTCGTTTTTGACTGGTGCTTGACCGAAGCCAGACAGTTTTGTCTCTTCTTCAAAAGAACGCTCAGAGGTTTCAGTTTCATAAATTTCTTTATGCTCTTCACCATATTTTGCGTACTCCAGACCAAACAATGCGTTTAAGCCGGGAAGAAGTTCTTTAAGTAGTTGTGCGCGTGAAATTGCCATGATTTACTCCTTACAGGCCAACGTTGTTTAAGAACGAATGGGCACTGGGGTTGAATTTAACCAACACATCAGTATACGCATCGCCGGGAGTGGAAGCAAAACCCACAATTCGGAAGGCCGCAGCAGTAGTAACCACAGTTGACTCCAAAGCGCTGGTTGAGTTACCAGTCTGGGTTGAACCAGTGCTAGTGCTCTGTACAGCGGCAAAGAAAGTGTTAGTGCCCAAAGCGGATTGAGCGGCAGAACCGTCAAGCTGAGCTTGGAAAGTAACAAATGGGTCAGTAATTACGTATGCAGTCACCACGCCGGTTGTGCCGGAGGGATAGTACTGGCCGTAAATCTGTTGACCTTGTGCGTTGATATAAGAACAACCGACGAAAACGCCAATTGCACCTACGTTAGCACCACCAAGGTTATTGGTAGTGATGTCTGCGCCTGTAGCGGTAGACAGAGCAATATAACCGTCAGCGCCGATGATAACAACTTGTCCATAAAACAAGTTAGTACCTTCGCCAGCGGGATCGATCAAAAATTGACTAGTAGCGCCCGCATAGGGCATACCGTCAATACGGTTTATGGGTCGTAGCCCATAGGGTGCAGCAGTAGTTGCCATTTAAGACTCCAAAAAAATTTAAGTACCTTTTCCGAAAGTGACCGTGGACTTACGTTCTTTGAACATAGGCATCCTCGGATCATTTTCGCGCATGTAAGTATTGTCAACTGATTCCATTTGCGCATCCGCTTGTTGGCGATAATACGCATTACGTTGCTCAGTAAACTCTACAGGTGTTTTGCAAAGCAAAAGACCACCCACCTCGATACTGTCTGGAAACTTAGCCGCAGCAGAGTTAAACAGACGAATCTCGGGATGATCAGAAGCTCTAACGGGTTCCCAACCCTCGGCAAGCTTAGAAGAATAATTGGTTCCATCGTCTTTACCTTGTGTAGCGATACGAATCCACCGATATTTGTAGCCTTCTTCCGCGATTGGATCGGGGAGAAGTTTAGGAGGCATCCATTGTTTTGGACGTTCGGCTACTTCGCGGGTAGATAGATCACGACTAGGACGTGCAGATTTTTCCATAATTATTTCCTCATTTCTTCAGCAACCTTACGGGCGTACAGTTCCAAAGGAACTCCCAACCGTTTGGCGAGATTCACTTGCGTCTGCGTTAGCACGATCTTTTTAGGCGCTGTGCTACGGGTAGCCGGTGAAACGACATTGGACTTGGTTCGCTGAGGTTTCGCATCAGCGGATTCTCCGGCTCCAACTTGGTCGGGGAATCTTTCACGGATGTCAGTGTCGATACGACGATAGTATTCGTCACTGCCAACCCTAATACCATTCTCAACAAGTTCCTCATGTAGCCCTAAAGCATATGAAGTCATGCGTTTGTTGCTTCCAAACCACTGATTTTGGTCTTGCCACGCTAGTAGTTTGTCATCAACGGGCGCTGCCTGTTGAGGTTGTGGTGCTCTTTGTACAGGAATTTCTTCCTCTTGTAAAGGGGCGGGTCTAAAATTATTTACTTTATCTGCGCGGATTCTGGCGGTAGTGAGTGCTTCCTGAGCATCTAACAACTTATCAGCATCCCCAGACTCGTAAGCTTCTTTATAGAGCCGTTTAGCTTCTTCAATCTCGGAGTTAATGACCTTCTTGGCTTGTTCCAAGAGGACAGTCTGTCCTTGATTGACTGAGCCTTTAAGTTTTTTGTTCTCTTCGTACATTGCCTGAGCAAGGCGAAGAGCCTCTTCTTTTTCACGCTCGGCAGACTCTTTGGCTCTGCGTTCTTCGTGATATCCCTTGGTGAAGTGTTTAAACCTATTCTTGACGCTTTCAGAGTAGGTTGCTAACTCTTCTTCTGTAGGATCTTGTGGAGCCTCTTTCATTGGGGTGCGGTAACGATCCTCTTCCGGGGTATCGTCTACGACTTCAATTTCAGGAGTATCTTCCTGCGGGGCTACAACTTTCCCACCCTTACGAAGGTTCTCTTCCTTTTCATCAGGAAACTCAAATTCTGTTTTTTCAATTTCAGCCATGATTTCTCCTTAGTGTGGGCGTTGGATACCACGAGGGTCTTGCACAACAGCTTGAATAGAGTCATCATTAATGAGTCTCCACTCAGTGCCATGAATCTTCATGCGGGTTCCCGTGTTAGGACGTACTAACACAAAGTCTCCCACCTTACAGGCTGGGCCTGAAGGGAATCGGGCTGCGTCTTTAAATGCATCGGGGCCAATCTTTGCTACAAATAGCACGGGGGATAGAAGCTCCTCGTGAAGAATTGCAGTTGCAGATTTAAGGATCCCTGTTTCGCTATACTCATCCTCTGCTTTAGGAAGCATACAGAGGAGGTGGTAAGTAGCCGGATCGGGTACTTGTTTGGCTTTCTCTTCTGCGGAGGTATTAAGCACCCCGCTCAGATCCACCGCACTGACATCAAATTCAGTCATCGTCATAGTCTTTCGTTTTACGCACAAGGTCAGCAAGTTCATACTGCGCGGTTTGCAGACCTCGGATTGTCCCGCACAGTTCTTTGTAGTGATCGTGGGATTTAGCACCACCACCACTGACAACATCGACTAACTGCTTGACATGTTCATCAAGCTTCTTGTTTAAACTCTCAAGCAGTTTGTCCATCATTCACCCCCGGTACGTTTTGCGTTTAAAAGCATCTGTAAAAGTTGTTGTTTAGCCTGCAAATCCTGCGTCTGTTGGTTGTGTTCCAACTGCTGCTGGTGTTGTTGTTCAGACATGCGCATTTCCGCCTGCTTCTTCATGGCATCAATTGCAATGTCTTGTTGCGCTTTTTGTGCAGCCACGGCAGGGTCTTCGCCTTGCTGGCCTTGCATCTGCGCCATTTTGAGTTGAAGCTCTGCTTGCTTGATAGCCAAGTCGCCTTGAACTTTCTGCGCTTTGGTTTGAGCATCTTGTTGCTTGATTTGCAACTCGGCTTGCTGCATCTGCATGACGGGGTCTTGCATCTGCTGTTGGGCGGCTTGTTGGGCTGCTTGGTTCTTGTTGATATCCAAGAGTTGTTTTGCCGCCTGCGCAACGAGCTTGGACAACTGAACTTCCACATCCTCGGGCATCTCAATGTTTGGCATCGGCAGAGTAGCGCCAAGACGTTGTTCAATCTTGGTTCTGTACTGGAACGCAATGTGTTCAGCTACGTGAGCCATGATTGCAGCCTGCATCTGTTGAGCCATTGGGTTCTGCCCCATCTGACCCATCACCATAGGATCCTGCATCATTGATGTATGTACAGCAATGTGTGCGTCGTGATCTTGGTAAATGAATGCTTTAGTAGGCTTACCAGTCAAGAACGCCATGTTTTCTGAGATTGGGTCGCGTGGCGTTAGATCATCATCTACAGGCACAAGTTTGTCTGCATTCTTAACGCCTAAGACTTCAATCATCTGGCGGTGCAGCAAAGGCAGGTTGTAGATCTGTGGAGCGCCTTGAGCCAACTGAATGACTGCCTGATACTGCATGATCCTCTGAGCCATCGTGGCGGAATTAGGATCTGATACGGGGATAACATCCACCATGTCATAGTCTGCACGTTTAGCTTGGGGTGTACCAAACACAGGCGTGTAGTCGTAGTCCTCTGGCATGTAGTCACGGATGATTTCTTTGAGCAGTTTAAACTCTTGCTTCATTGAATAATGAACACGAGCCTGCACCGCAGACATTGTCTTAAGCTGGCGCTCAAGTAACGCTAAAGTTGTACCTACGGGCGAGTTAGCTGACATATCGCTGATGTTCATATCTGCGATTGAGCCAAGTCTTCTGCCTTCGTCTGTGATCTGGTTTAACAGAGCCAAAAGAACTTGCGAGGGTTCCTTGTATGGCAGGGCCATGATGTTCTCTTTGACAGAACCACTTGGCACGTCTACATCACGGAACTCACCCGGCTGGATGGGAGTGTCATCTCCTTTGATCCGTAGTCCCCGAGTCTTCAAACCTCCGGGCAGATTAGACAGCGTACCCGCATCTACGAGTTGACGAATGATAGATGTACCCGCACGGGCATAACCACCAATCAGGTGGATAAGACCTAGACCATAAGCTCCAAAGCCGGGCACGTAGGTGTACTGGACAAAGTGCTGGCGCTTAAGTTTATGTTTGTCGTCTTCATCCCAGTTTCTGCGGATGGAGAGAATCTCAGTTGTACCGCGCTCTAAGGTGATGACGTAAGGCAGAGCAATCCCGTCTTCATCTTCATAACCCGGAAGGTCATAGTCTACGTGGATCTCATAGATCTGGTAGCGGTCGTCGTCGTTGAGGTTATAGCCCTGATCCTCAGCTTTCTTCTTCTCCACGTCAGTGTAGAACTGAAGAGGTTCGCCAAGTTCCTTATCTAGGTAAAAACCCGATACTTGAAGCTTACGGATGTCATTCTTTGTTTTGCGCATGATGTGAGTCACACGCTCAGATGTCATGGCGCTAGAAGCTCCATAAGGAATGATTACATCCTCTGCGGGGATAAAGATAGAAGCTTGCCGTCCCAAGGTGGGATCGTAGTAGACTTTCTTGAAAGCTGCGCCAGCCAGACCTAGAGAGTACAGAAGGCGTTCATGCTCTGGTCGATACTCAGGCATTCCCTCTGTCAGTCTGTAGTTCATGTCATCTTT